CCAACAGGTGTGCAAAACCAAATGGTTGGTCAACCTTCTAGGGTTCCCGGCTATGATCAAGGTTATGCTCAAGCACCTGGTATGCCTAGACCCACACAACCCAATCCTATGGGAAGACCTACAGCAGTTGTAGGTGGCCCAGCTTACTTTACTCCTGATGGCTACAATGCCCCACCACAACCGACGCAAGCTTTCATGCCAACTGACAGAGCGCCAGATCCAATTGGCGATCAGTTCATGAGACAAATGCAAAGCCCTATGGGTCAGCAGTACCAACAACAATACGAAGCCATTCAAGCTCCAATGAGAGAAGCTGAGATGGCACAGCGAGCTGAAGAGCAAGCAGCTCAAGATGCAAGATTCCAAGAAATGATGGATCGCATTGCAGAGCTTGAAGGTCAAGTGCCTGGCCCTGCAGAACCAACTGCTCCAATGCCCGGTGATGTAGATCCATACGTACCAGGCGGTCCTTTTCCGGGGATACCAGATTTTATAAGAGACTTAGATTTCAGCAATCTTCCTGACTTCTCAAACATTGATTACGATGACATCATGAATCAATATAGAGACAGAATGGAAATGGGTGAACCAGAGCCAATTGAAAGTTTCTTGCCTGATCCTAGAGATCTTCCTCCAATGGGGCCTATGCCTGTGGACGAACCAAGATTCACAACTATGCCAGTACCAGATGGACCTCGTGGTCCGGGAATGAGCATAGGCGATATGTTAGAAGGCAGAGTAACAAGGATGCCAGTTGGAGATCCAATAAAAGCACCTGTAATGCCTGAACCTAATTCATTTTTCCCGGGCGCAATACCTGATTTTTCAAACATAGATTTTTCAAACTTACCAAAAGCTGGCGGAAGGCCAGGCATGGATTTTTCAGACTTAGGAAATTTTAATTTAAGATAAAATAACACAGGCAGGAGAGAGCCATGGACAGCGTAAAACTTGCAGAGTATTTTTTTAAAACTTTGCGCAAAAGAGAACAGGATTTAGTTGACAGTCTTTCAGCAGGGAATGTACAATCCATGGAAGATTACAAATATCATATGGGTGCGTTATCGGCGTTTCGTTCACTCACAGATGATTTAAAAGAAACGCTGCATATGGGTGATATCGATGAATGAAAAAGTCGCAGAAAAAGTAAAAGAGAAAGAGGAAACCAAAACTAACTTAGATAAAGCTTTTGTAAAAGAAGAGGCAAGAGTTTTAGATCCTACCTTGTTAGAAAAATCACTACTAGACAGAATGCCTATTCCAAGCGGATGGCGTTTATTGGTCTTGCCATACCGTGGTAAAGGTGTAACCGAAGGTGGTATTCAACTTGTTAAAGAAACCATGGACAAAGAATCTTTGTCTACAGTGGTTGCTTACGTTCTAAAGGTTGGACCTTTAGCTTATAAAGAAACAGAAAAGTATGGGAATAAACCCTGGTGCAAAGAAAAGGACTGGGTGTTAATTGGCAGATATGCTGGTTCCCGTTTTAGATTAGGAGACGATCATGAGGTTAGAATCATCAATGATGATGACATCATTGGTACTATCTTAGATCCCGATGACATTAAATCTTTATAAGAGAGGTAAAGCATGACAAGTGAAGCAGAGAATTTAGATATAGAAATTACAGAAGAGAAAATTCAAAAGGCAGCAGTGCCTGAAAAAAGACGGGTTGAAGAGCAAACAAGCGAAGAATCTGTTGAAATATCTCTAGACGATGGAGCAGAAGATATTGTTCCTGTTACTGAAGACGAAGTCCAAGAAGACTTTAGTGTTTCTCCAAAAGTTGAAGAGCAATCCAAGGATTTATCTGAAGTAGAAAAGAGAGCATCTTTAGCACAAAACAGAATCAATAAAGCAGTGGCTCAAGCCAAAGAGTTTCAAAGAAGAGAACTCATGGCAGTTCAATATGCTAAAGATCTTAAAGATCAAAACGAGCAATTAAAGCAACAACAAAAGTCTTTTTCACACAGCTACAGTGACGAGTTCACTAATCGTGTTGAATCACAAATGTCCTTAGCAAAGCAAGCTTTAAAGCAAGCCACAGAAGCTGGAGACTCTGATGCAATAGCATCAGCGACTGAAGCCTTAACTATGGCCACAACTGACAAGGCTAGATTACAACAATACACTCAAGCTCAAAAACAATACGAAGAGCAAGAAGCAGCGTATCAAGCTAATCAACAAAATCAACAACAATATCAAGCTCCACAACAGTATGCTCAACCAGAAGAAGAGTATGCAGAGCCATCACCTAAGGCTAGAACTTGGGCTCAACAGAATACTTGGTTTGGACAAGACCAAGTTGCAACCTCTGTTGCCTTTGCTGTTCATAAGCAATTAGAGAATGAAGGCTTTGACACTGACTCTGATCAGTACTATAGTGAGATTGATAAGAGAGTGCGACAAGAGTTGCCTCACAAATTTAACGTGGAAGCGAAAAAAAACGTCCAAACAGTCGCTTCAGCTACACGCAATACATCGACTGGACGCCAACAGAATCGTATTCAATTGACGCCAAGTGAACAGCAATTAGCTAAGAAACTTGGAGTGTCATTTAAAGATTACGCAATACAAAAAGCGAGGCTACAAAAATCATGAGTAAGAAAGAGATAAAAGTAACGAGAGCAAACAGCAACGATGATAGAGTCCCTAGAGACTTAGAAGCTAGAAAACATTCTGAAAGGCCAAAAGCCTGGAAGATGCCTTCAGCTCTTGAGCTTCCAGAAGAAGCTGTCGAAATTGCAAAATCTCAAGGTATCGTTTATCGATGGGTTAGAGAATCAATCGCTGGACAAGATGACAAAACGAATGTCTCAAAAAGATTTCGTGAAGGATTCGAACCAGTTAGACCTGAGGAACTTCCCGGATATCATGATTTGCCTATAGTCGATGATGGTCGACACGCTGGAATTATTGGTGTAGGTGGGTTAATACTGTGCAAGATACCGAAAGAAATCGCAGATCAAAGGAATGAATACTTTGAAAACCAAACTAACAACCAAATGACAGCAGTGGAAAATGACCTGATGCGTGAAGAAAATCCTGCGATGCCAATCTCAAGAGAGATGAAGTCAAGGGTAACATTTGGAGGAGAAGGTAGAGGTTAACTTTACTGACTCTTAAATAATTTAAATAATAGGAAATAACTATGTCAAATCAAGATGCTGCTTTCGGCTTGAGACCAAATAGTAAATTAGGTAGTAATGTAAATTCCGAAGGAACTACAGAATACTCAATTGCTTCAGGTGCAAGCGGAAACATATTTTCAGGCGATCCAGTGAAAATGGCTAACACAGGTACTATTTTAGTAGCTGCTGCTGGCGATTTATTGTTGGGAGTTTTCAGAGGATGCAGATTTACCAATGCAAGTGGTGAGGTGATTTATTCATCTTACTGGCCAGATGGTACTGTTTCAGCTGATGCTGTTGCCTTCGTGGTTGATGATCCTAATTCTTTGTTTGAAGTTCAATCTGCTGCTACTGGCTCAGTTGTACAAACAGTTGTTGGCAACAATGCTGACATTGTGTACGCTGCTGGTTCAACAGTTGATGGACAATCTGGTGTTGAAATCAGTGGCACTACTGCTGCTACTTCAGCCCAACTAAGAATTATTGCAGTTTCTACAGATCCAGAGAATAGTACTCTCGGAACTGGCGGAGCTTCAGGAAACGTCAACTTAATTGTAAAAATAAATGAGCATTTTTATGCTCAGGTAACAGGAGTTTAATAATGGCTATTAATCGTTCACAATTAGCTAAAGAGCTAGAACCGGGTCTAAACGCTCTGTTCGGAATGGAATATGATCGTTATGAAAACGAACATGCGGAAATCTATGATACTGAATCATCAGATAGAGCATTTGAAGAAGAAACCTTAATTGTAGGTTTCGGTAACGCAAAAGTAAAAGCTGAAGGAGCAGGTGTCTCATTTGACAACGCTTCAGAAGGTTTTACTGCCAGATACTCTCACGAGACTGTTGCGTTAGCATTTGCACTAACTGAAGAGGCTATCGAAGATAACCTTTACGATAGATTGGGAGCTAGATATACAAAAGCTCTAGCAAGATCTATGGCACATACTAAGCAAGTTAAAGCTGCTTCTGTGTTGAATAATGCTTTCTCATCCAGCTTTACAGGCGGCGATGGAGTTTCACTTGTGAACTCATCTCACCCATTAGTTGGCGGTGGAACATTTGCAAACAGACCAAGCACTTATACTGACTTGAATGAAACTTCATTAGAAGATGCAATCATTTCTATCTCAACTTTTGTTGATGACAGAAGCATGATTCTTGCTTTACAAGGAAGAAAGTTAATCGTTCCACCA